CTGAAAATGTAACATGGGGACAGCGAAAGCGTATGGCGGACGGCAAGGTCACAATGCCTTACGGACGATTCTTAGGATATCGTAAGGGCGAGGACGGGTTTCCTGAGATCGTACCGGAGGAGGCTGAGGTTGTTAAGCTCATATACAAGTCTTTCATGGAAGGAATGTCCTACTACAAAATTGCAAGAATGCTGATGAAGAGGGAGATTCCAGCCCCTGCCGGCGGTGAGAAGTGGTACACACGAACTGTGGAAAGCATTCTCACGAACGAGAAGTACAAAGGCTCG